GCCACATGGCGCACAGCACGGGTCAGGTTGTCACCGTAGTGGTAAGTACCTACATCACCCTCACGCTGGCGAGCCAGAATGGCTTTACCAGAGCGTTCGTTTGAACCCATGCCGAGTGATGCGTTATATTGGCCGGTTGTGGACTTAATGTCCTCAGATGCGCCAGCTTTGGCCTGCAACAGACCGCTGGAAGCCCTTGGTGGCTGCGCGTGCTGGGGTAGTGGCAAGACTGCACCATGGCCGTCTGTAACGTCAGGATTGACCTCCAGATAAGGCCAGTTGTTTGTGTTAGCAGTCTTCCATTTGTCTTCGTAACCCTCAAACTGGCCACCGTAACCAATAAATGGCGCTTTTGGCGCCAAGGCCAACATCTCGGCTTCTTGTGAAACCCAATAGTTGTACATCCTTTGGGCATCCTTGGCGTTTCGCACCAAGCCAGAGATGTAAATACGGCCATCAACCTCGAATTCGTTGCCGATCACACGGATTACAGGAATCCATTTGCCAGCCCACTCTTTTTGTTCAAGGATTTCATAGCCGTTGATCTTGCAATACATCACCCGTGGGCGCTCAGAGATGCGGCTTTTGATTGGCTTTTCGAACATACCCTTGAGCATCTTGTCTTCAGGCGTGCCTTCAAAGGCCGACTGATTGCCAGGGTACAAATTCAGCTTGGTTTTGTCGTAGTCAATGTAGTAGTAACTAGCGATACGCACTGTGTCTTCATTGAGCCAGTTGCTGATCGACTGATCGCCCACGCCAAGTGACTGGAGCGTAGAGATAGGCGCGGCATCTGGGTACTGGCGCTCGTATTCTGCTTTGGTCAGGTCTTCGGTGATAAAGCAATACTTGGCATCCGCGCCCGTTGGGTCTTGGATCAGCGGATCCATGTAGACCGAGAAAGAGTTGCGAATACGGCCAATCTTAATGTCCTGATCGAATGTGTTTTCGTCACAATACTCGGTCATCAGGGTGATGTAACCTTCGCCGTAGGACACCTGATTCTCGCAGGCCGTGTCGTATGCCACGTCAGCGTCAGAGATGTACTCAATGTGCCGGATCATGCCGTTGAAAATCTCAGCTACTTCCACGTCAGCGTTGTCATCGACTGGAATGACCCGTGCGCCTGGGCGGTTCTGACGCATGTCATTCGTCACTTGACGAACGTGTTGCGGCAGTTTGTTAATTGTCAGTGTTGGGCGTGCGTTGATCGTCTGGCCCTGCACCGCGCCGCGGGTGGCCAGCACGTCAGCAGGCCACTGCCAGTGATTGTCTGGAGATCCGGCATAAAAGCGCAGATCGTCAATTTCGTCTTCACGGCTTTCGGCCAAAGCAGCAACAGCCATGTCCAACCGCGAACGAGCTGTAGTCAGAATGTCTGAGTCAGACTTTGGTGGTTTGCCGCCAGCCGCTACATTAGCCGCCGCGACCATTCCGGTTGGATCAGCCATTATTTTTTCTTCTTTTCTGCTTCACGTTTGACTGAATAAGCTATGGCCACCGCTTGCTTGACGGGCTTGCCAGCTTTGACTTCAGCTTTGACGTTCTTGCGAAAGGCTTCGGGTGATTTTGATTTAACCAGTGGCATGATTATTTCTTCTTCGCTGTTTTGGCAGATTCTTTAAACGCTTTGGCAGTTGGCGCGCCCTTGTCGCCTGGCTGGCGCATCTTTTCTTTAGAACCAGCGGCTATGCGCTCACGTTTGGCTGCGATATTCGCGTAGAGTCCAGGTTTGGTAGCCATATCAACACTTCCATCGTTTAAGAGCTGCTTTAGCGCGTTCGCCATCTTTGGCGTTGGCTGCTACTGCGCCCATTCTTGCACAAAATGAATCCTTGCGCCCCTGATCTGCTTTAGTTTTAGGATTAGGTGCTGGCGCCTTGAGGTTCGAGCCAGTCGCGGCGTTGTACTTAGCGCGGCCCTTTTCGGTTAGGCCAGCACCTTTGCTGACCGGCAACTTTTCACCGCGTCCAACACTTAGAGATACTGATTTCTTTGTCATTACGACCCCATCCAAGATGTTGCAACCACGCTTCTGTCACTGTACATGCGGCGCTGCGTGGGTTCACGCGCCTCACGGTGGGCCACGGCAAAGGCAAAAGTTACGCAAATCGCATCAGCCGCGTCAGGCGAGGCCAATCCGCGTGCCTTCATGTCCTTTTTTGACTCCAAAAATATTGTACCCTTGGAGTCGGGTTTCATCATAGGCGAAATTAAATCAGTTTTCAGAAACCTGTCAAGCGGGATTGAAGCAGTTTTCAGCCAATCCTTCATTTTGCCCCACATTTCGGCCCTTTTGTTGCCATACATGACCGGATTCGTTGATTTATTGCCAAAGTTGACACCTTTAATTTTGTAGCGTTGTTCCTTTAATCGGTCAACAATACCAGCCCCAAGGCCGCCTTCGTCAATCACGACTAACGTGGGTTTGTACTGCTCAATTGCCTCGATCACATGGCCAACAACAGTCATAGTGTCGTCGCCCCTGTGCCGCTGAATTGAGATAATGTCCCGCCCTTGCCTGACAGCGATGACTGTTGCATCCGCACCAAAGCGTGCGGGGTCAACGCCGATCACAATGGGTGCGGACGCATCGCGGTAAGGACTACGTTTCATAGCCTCATCTACCAAATTGGCTGATATGAACTGATCGTCGCCCTCGGACGGAAACTGACCGTACACCTCAACGTGCGCTTGACTAGAATCAGCGCCATATTCGTCGATGATCTGCTGGTATGTCTGCTTGTCTGTGCCTTCGACTGTGCGGGCGTCAACCACCTTGGTAACCCAGAACTCGCGTTTGCTGTTAAACGCTTCGTAAAAGTACCCAGTGTTGCGCCGTGGGTTGGAAAACGCCATCCAGAAGCGGTTAGGCGTGTTCTCTGTAAAGAATCCACTTGTGACCGCCCAGATGCTGTCGTCAATACCTGACGCCTCGTCAAACACGACCAGCACACCGTCGAAGTTGTGCACTCCAGCATACGCGTCGGGATTCTCCGCTGACCACAATCTGCCCTCGACGCCCCAGTAGCGGGTGCCCTTTTTAAGATCACGCTCAACCAGTTCCGTGAGCCACTTGGCAGGCATCAGTCGGGTGGCTGAGACTTCAAACCAGTGGCTGTTAATAGCAGTCGCCAGCCACTTGGTAATCTCGGCCCATGTTACGCTGCGGAGTTGTGACTCACTGTTGGCCGAGATAATGGTCGTCGAGCCTATTCTGGTCGTGAGCATCCAGATCGTAATCCAACTAACTAACGCCGACTTACCAATACCCCGTCCACTACTGACCGCATGGCGCAGGGTGTTGAAGTCTAGCTTGCCTTTGTTTTGGGCGATGTGGTCAGTGATTTCTTGCAAGACCTCGCGCTGCCATTTGCGTGGGCCTTTAAAATGCTCCAGCGGTGTGCCAGGCTGACCCCAAGGAAACGCAAACATCACAAACGCTAATGGATTGTCCTTGATTGCTGGCGCCCACAAACGCGCCATGAGTTCCTGTTCGTCTTCAGCGCTGTATATGGTCGATTGCATTTTCTTTCGCTTCCACGTCTATTACATCAAACACCCGTTTAGTCGCCTCAGCTAGCGCGCCTGTGATGGAGATGCGCTGATCCACTTCAACAGATATAGCCTGCTTGGCCACCCAGCCGTGTTGATGTTTCAAGACTTCTAACGCCATCTTAGCGTCGCCTTCTAACGCTGCCTTGCGTAGAATGTTGGCCATTTCTATCTCACCGTCGGCTTTGCCTTTTTGCGCAGCCATCTCAACAACTGGATCAAGTTGCGTAAGTTGCCGGTATTCGGTGGGCAGCATGCCAGCGGCTAAAGCTAGTGTGTCGCCTTTGAGGCCAAGTTTGGCCGCGTCATATACCGCTTTCAAGCGCGACTCTGTCGCTTCGACCTTGCGCGGTGTAAATGGAATCGAGTAGAACATTTGCTCTCCATGCTTTTTGCACGTGGCTTTATTCTACAAGAAAAAAAATTCTGTAGCTAAAAAAAAATTGTTCGTGACCCGTACGTTTCTGACGGCCCTTTGCCGCCGGCCCTACCCGGCCCACCTGGTCGAATGCCAGCGGCCATGCCGGCGCATGCCGGATTGGCCGGCGGCCATGTGGCCAGCGCGCGCATGCCGCATGCCGGCGCCAGCATGCACCAGGTCAAAAGGTCCGCATGGCTTTGGGTCATTTGGGTCATTTGGGTCATTTGGGTCATTTGGGTCATTTGGGTCACGGTTTTAAATTGCATGGCCGTGCATGCTCTTGGGTCATTTGGGTCATTTATTTTGCATAGCCAAAGTGACCCAAAGCATGGACCATGCGCGCGCGCTGGGTTTAGGTCTTTGGGTCATTTGGGTCATTTGGTCATCGATTTAAAATCGGTGGCCGGAGCGGCGTGCGTGAAGCATGCATGGTTTACTAGGTATTAACCCTTATATAAAAATTGTCAATTTTGTTTTTTGTATTTCATGACCCAAATGACCCAAAGCAGATAATTTTCTAATGTTGGCGCTGGTTTGCCATTGGGTCATTTGGCGCGCCAGCATGGCCAATCGATAACCCAAAAGACCCAAAACCCTACAGTTTAGAAGGCCATTGCAAATAAGTGTTGACAATGCAAAGAAATCTTTTACAATAGCTACACTGGCAACGAAAAGCCGGTATCAACTAACCTAAACTGAAAGTAAATTATGAACAAATCTGAAATTCGCGAAGTCCAAAAGATCAAACAATATCACGCCGCTGGCTTGGGTTTAGATTTCTGCGCCCGCGCATTGTCCGCCCTGATTCGCGCAGCGCGCACCAATAGAAGCAAAATTGAATTGTCACGCGTCGCGGCCGATATTGGCTGCCAGCGCCACTCTGAATTCATTTGCTAAGCAAACCGGCCAGGCATTGTGCCTGGCCTTCATTCAATAAACTAAAAGGCAAAACAACATGAAAAAAGCATTATTTTTAGACATCCTGGCGGCCGTCGCTATCGGTTTACTGTTAGCAGTAGGCGCGCTTGCATATTTTGACGTTTTAACAAAATAAGGGGCCAGCCATGCAAGTACATTTAACCCTCAAAAGCGCGAACGTTAAAACCGGTCCGATCCCCGTATCAACGACGGAGCGCGACTCATGCCCGGCCGATTGTCAAATGAAGGCCGAATGCTACGCGGCCAGCGGCCCGCTGGCTTTGCATTGGTCCGCCGTGAGCGATAAAAAACGCGGCACCGAATGGCCCGAATTCACAAAATCAATTGCAGCCTTACCCGCTGGCCAATTATGGCGCCACAATCAAGCTGGGGACCTTCCCCAGCAAAACGGGACAATTGACCCGGTCAAATTAGGCCAGCTTGTCGCGGCCAATAAAGATAAACGCGGGTTTACTTATTCGCACCACCGTGACGCCGAATCAATTAATTGGATCCGCCATGCGAATAATTGGGGTTTCACGGTCAATCTATCGGCCAATGATTTAAATGACGCCGATTATTTGGCCAGCCAGAATGCCGGTCCCGTCGTCGTCGTTTTACCGTCGACGCAAAATGAAAACCTAAAAACGCCAGCCGGGCGGCCGGTGGTGATTTGCCCAGCCACCCAGCGCGACGACGTGAGCTGCGCGACGTGCCAACTATGCCAGCGCCAGCGCGCGGCCATTGTAGGTTTCCCGGCGCATGGCTCACGTCATCGCGTCATTAACTTAAGGCTGGCAGCATGAATAAATTATTCCCGATTATCGCGCCCGGCCAGCCGGTCCCATGCTTTATGTGCAGCCAGCCAGTGGCTGGCCAGCCGGAACCGGTAGAAAACCCGCCGAAGCGCGGCCAGTGGCGCGCGTATTGCAGCGCGTGCGACATGTTTACATTTTTTGATAAAGGGGCACCAAATGACCATTAAAAGCATGCGCGCAAAATACCCCGGCCATTGCAGCCGGTCCGGCGCCCGAATAAACCCGGGCGATGACATTAAATTCGACACTGTAACGCGCCGGGCATGGCTGGAAGAGCCCGGCGATACCCGCGTTATTTTTTACGGTGAAAACGGCCCCAGCACGTTCTACCGGAACCCACGCGGCCGGTGTATTGACGCACCATGCTGCGGATGTTGCACTATTTAAGGGGACCTTATGACCTATGAGATACAAACCCGCATGCTACATGGCTGGGAAAGCACCGGGGATCAATTCGACACTCAAGACGCGGCGGCGGCCGATTTGGCCGATTTGCTGGCCAATTTGGCCTTCGCGGTGAAGCATGGCCACATGGCCGATTTTAACCCTTCTGACTATAGGATCAAAAAAACATGAAATACATACAAAACGTGAAAATGACGTTTCACTACGGCAACGCGTTCGAGCTGGCCGGGATCGACGCGCAGCCCTTCGCGACGTTCACCCACGCCGGGATTGTGGACCGGGTCCTAATCGACAAGCTGGCGCGCGTCATGCGCGAACACGTCAACAAGCACGATAAAGACTTTTGCAACATCAAATTATCAACCGAAGATTGGGATTGTTAACCATGCAACATGTAACCATTGGCCGGACGGCCTACAAAGTAAATGACGCGCGCGACATTTTCGCGGATCATGCCAAATGCACCGGCAAGCATAGGACCGTAAAAAGTAAGGGCGCGGAGCTGCGCCGTTTTCCTAATTATTGGGACGGCATGAGCACGGCCGATTATGTGGCCATGTACTACGGTTTAAATAGCAGCGGGCGCAGCTTTCCCACGGCCAAGGGCGCGCCGTACGGCAGCCACAACACGTTGACCGGGTTTTATGAGAATCTAAACACGGCCCCAGCGGCCACCTATACCGAAGGGGATACACATGAAATTGAAGGATAATTTGCACCCGCTCATGCGCGAGATAATCGCGCCCATGCGCCCGCTCACGTACACGGATCATTATTACGTCGACTTAGGCTATCGGCACGAATTGGGCCGGGTATCTGAGCATGAATATAAAATGGCGCTGGCCGAAGGACCCGAGGCCCGGCGCCTTATGAATCGCGGGGCCATGGAGGCCATGACGCGGAGCTACTAGCATGGTCCTACTAATTGCGCTTATACTGGGGGCGCTGCTGGCGGTTCTTTTGGACCTTTAGCGGTTGCCACTCCTTTTAGGCCCCTTCACAGGGGCCTTTTTTTTTTTTTGTCTACTTCACCAGGCGCACGGCCATGGGGGCCGGTAGGTCCTCAACCATGCGGCGCAGGTCCGACTTGCTCATGTTGGCCATGTCAGGCGCGCAGTACATGTGTTTTTTGCTTTGGAAATCACCCGAGGCCACGCGGCCGAGATCCACCCAGCCGGCCTCCTTCAGGGCATGCAGAAGGGCCGGCTGCGGGACCTTCACGCCGGCCGGAGCGGCGCCAGCCACGCGGTCACAAAGCGCATGGAAGGGGGACGCCACCACGCCTTTAGAAAACTCACCCAGGCGCCCGCGCATGAGTTCCACAAGGTAACTCTCGGCCATGCTCATGCCATGCTCGACAAGGTTCAATTTAAACTCTGTCATCATAGGGGCGGCGCCTGGATTAAACGCGGAGACGTCGCGGGCCATGAGCCACGCGCCCACGGCAGCAAACCCGCCGGTTTTGTACCAATCCCACATGCGCGCGGCGGCGTCGGCGGCCATGCGGGGGGCATGGGACCAAATGCACATCCACCGGCGGTCCTGCGAATCTAAACTAATCGGCACGGGGTCATTTGAGAACGCCAGCACGAACACGCGGTTCGCCATTTGGTAGGGGTGCAGGCCCTTACGGTTTACGGTCAGCATCTCAGGCGGCGCGGCAATAATGGGTTTCAATTTGTTGGCCAGCGCGCGCCTCTCTTTGGCGTCGGGTTCTTTCAACTCATTCAAAATCAATATCTCGGACTCGAGGGCATAACCAAATTGACTGCTCATTGTGTCATTGTCCAATAGCCCACGATTTTTAAGGTGGGGGCCACAGACGGCCCAAATGAAGGGCGCCCACATGGTGTCTTTGCCGGACCCTTGGTCACCACCGTGCAAAACGGCGTGATTGATTTTGATGTTGGGGTGTTGCAGTTTAAAGGCCATCACGTTCAAGATGTGGTCCAACTCACGGGCATCAGGCACCAGCTTTTTGCAGTGGTCCATCCACAAGGACACGTCACCAGCGGCCACAGGGGGCCGGGCGTCGCGCCAGCGGTTGCCATACAAATCACCATCGCGCGCCACAATGACCGAGTCACCAGCGGCGTAGGTAATGCCGACAAGGGCCTTTGCGCCCATGGTCTGGCGGTTCTCATCAAAGCACACGGACGCCTCAATTTTGGGGTTCTTGCCATGGATAGACCGGCAGGGGATGTGACGGAACAGGGCGTTAAAGGTCTGGCGCGATATCTCGCGGCGGTCTTGCATGTCAAAGTAGGACTCGTCGTCTTGGATGTACGCAAAGCGCTCATACCACTGCGTTTTCTCGACACGGCCCAACTCTTTGCGCTCAACTTCAGCGATCACGGCGGAGGCGTCATCAGTGAACATGTCGGACGGCGTCAACTTGGCCAGCGCTTGGTCCATGGCCAAGGTCAGCAACTCTTCGCGTAGGCCTGGCGCATGCTTGGGACCGCCATTGTCGGCCACCCACTTAAGAAACACGTTTGAGTCAAGGTCTACGCAGTGGCTGTGCAGGCAGCGGTAGGCACGGTTGGCGGGCATGTAACGGCCTTCAGGGTTGCCGTCGGTGTGGTTGGCTGAATTAGGGCAGATCACGCCAGCCCAGCCTTCTTGATTGGGATGGGATAGCAGCAGACCTTGGCCGGACAGCCACGCCATCACATCATCAGCGCCGTCGTCCGACAATCGGATCGGGCGCACGCCGATAGAGTCGGCAGGCGCGGGGATTACGTTAAGGGCTGTGCAGATCTGCTCAAGTGTAAAGTCGCGCGTCGGTTCAAACTCGACCAACTTGGCGGCGAAGTTCTCACGCCCTGGCTTCAAGTTAATCGAGCCGGGCAGGCGGAAGTTACGCACGGCGTTGATGGCGCCCTTGTCGGTGTAACCGGCGTCGGCAATGGACTTGATGGCTGCGGCAAAGTCGGCCTTAGTCGGCTGCTCTGAGAAGGCATAGCCCCACTGGAAAGAACCCGGCGACGTTTCAATTTTCCAAGTTGGCTCGATGGGTGGGACCTTGGCCTTGGTGCCCACGTCGTCCAGCACCATGACAAGCACATACTCGCAACACGCCACGCCAGCGCTTGGGTGGCCGTCTTTGAAGCGGTCGATGATAAAGCTGGCGGTGTTGCCGTAGATCGCCCAGTCTTTTTTGATGTTGGCGGTGGGCAGCATGGCGGGCCATGTGCATTTGATTGCGCCGTCTGCATGGAACTGCATCGCGCCGTCTTTGAGTTGGGGCTTTTGACGCACAACAAGTGCCGTCTCACCCTCGGGAGCTAAAGAAATTAAAAATTCAAGAAAGTTCATTTGCCATACCTTTTCATAGTTTCAACTTCAGCGGCCAAGGGCAAGCCATCTGCCCATGCTGGCGCTGTACACATCACACGTTTTAAATTCTCTGCCGCTTCTGGGTCGGCTGTTTCGACAACGATTTCGTCATGCACATGAAGCACAACGTCATCGAGTTGTCTAAGGGAATGTCGAAGTAGATCATTGGCGACCGCCTGCGTCACATTTTCACATGCCAAGCCTTTCCAAAGGCGGGCGCGTGGCCATTCTTTTGCATCTTGCGCGGGCTTCCATGCCGCCTTGGCATAACTGACGCCCTCTGATTCCAGTTTGGCATAGGGGTAGCACAAAATCCGGCCAGAGGGTAGGGCATACCATAAGTGCAGGCCATCGTATAAATATGTTATACGGCCAGCCTTAAATTCACGCCCTTTGTTTCTCATGGCTCGGGTGTACGATTCCTCAAGTGCTGACCAATAAGGAACAGCCCACCCATTAGCACGCCGCCAGCCGTCAACCATGCGTTTGGCGACAGGTTCAGGAAGACTGATCCCATAAGCCCGACCCATAGCAGCAAAGGCGCCAACACCGCCAGCAAAACCACAAGCAAGTTCTTGAACTTTTCCAATCTGGCGCTGATCTTTTGTGACGTCGTCGACTCGGATATTGAAAGTGGCTGCGGCGTTGACTTTGTAGACGTCTTCGCCAGTACGGAAGACGTCCAGCTTTTTATTTCCTGCCACACAGTTGGACAGCCAAGGGTTGGCGCGGGCTTCGATCGCTGCCCAGTCGGCGACGACGAGGTACTTGCCTGCGGCGGGGACG